TTGGGCTGAATTAAAAAATTCGCATGTTTTACAGATATCAAGACGAGAATTTGCTTGCTCTTCTGATAAACGAAACGCATTCCCAGCAGCTACGCTTTGAACATTACGAACCATACTTTCAGCGACTGATCGTGCCATAGCACCGACAGATGGCATAGGTGGTTTATTAGAAGATTGTAAACTTGCTATTCTTGCTTTTTGCAAACTCTGTTTTAATGCGTTTTTGTCCATATTAATAATTACTTATTAAGCTTCCGCTTGAAGAACTTGTTTCGGGATCTAATACATCCCACCAATTGTTAAACGCATCAACTTTTACGCCAATAACATTGTTTATATAATAATTTTTTGAAAAAACATGATTAATTTTAGTGATCATCCACTGTCCTAATGCTTTATCATCAAAAGGGTTTTTTTCTGCTGTTGAGGTATCACGATCAATAAAAATAAAATTTCCCGGTGATCTAAAAGTAAGACCAGCACAAGTAAATGATATTGCTTGATTTAACAGCAAAAATTTACTCATCATTTCAACTCCTGCTAAACCAGAAGGTCTAAAATTTTTTGGAATATATTTATTACTAAAACTAAGTCCTTTTTGTTTAGTTTGGTTTATATGCATTAATAATTGTTTGCTATTTTTATATCCAAATAAATTATCAGTGTATTTTTGTATATTGTTATAAACATCCGTGATTTTATTTGCTGTAAATTCTATATTAAATTGTCCTTTTGAAAAATCAAAATTATGTAAAATATTATTATTAAGACTAAAATCATCCACTACAGCCATAGGAACAAATTCATAGTTTGAAATTCTAGATGCTATTGTTGATTCAAAATTTACTACTACGGAAGGATCTGAACTATCATAATTGATAGGTGCTCTGTTTAAATAAGGAGGAGCAGTAAGAACATCTACTGCATCTTGAATTGTTAATCTTTCTATTTGATTTTTTTGAGCATTATTAAAATAATAACTCAAAGGAATAAGAGAAAATTGTTTACCAGCCGTGTTATCATATCTATCCAAACGCAAAAATAAAGGGCTTCCATCAGAAGCTTTTATACATCCCATAACATATTCTATATCATCTATAACATTAGTAGTTGCGGGAGATGTATATTGAACAAAACTATCACTAGATCCAGTATCCCAATTATTGCTAAAATTATCAATAGCATTTGTGGGAGAAGCTAAACCGCTGGGACCATTTGAACTTCCTATTTTTATTTTAGTTCCTAAAGGATTAGAATTATTAGAACTAGCAGTTGATATTATAGATTTTATTGCTTCTGAAGAAGCCATTGCTTTACTACCATCTGAATTAGAAGCTGAATTAGGTATACCTTTTCCGTTATTATAAACAGCAGATGACCACTCTATGTTTCTTTCCAAAAACATCTGATATCTTTCATCAATAAAATTAAGTTTTTTTAATTTTTTTTGCGGATTTTTAGTATCTACGTCTTCAATATCAAATACCACACAATCATATGACATTTGCCATTGTTTATCTGATAAGATAGTATTATCGGATGGTATAGGTTTTATTCTTATAGCTATTTTATTTCTAGCATCAGATCTAAAAAGAAAAGGAGCTTCTATTTGATCAAAGTGTGTAGAGTTATTATTATTATTATAAGTTTGTGACAAAGCTCCTCTTTCAAATATTTCATAGTCATTTAATAATGTTATACTACCAGATATATACCAATTATGTAATTCTTCGTCTATGACTAGTTCTTCTATAAAATATACAGGAATATTAAAAGGTTTAAACTTCGCTAACTGATTATATATCCATACTTCTACTAAGTAAGGCTGATCTCTTATTAAAAGAACATTGTTTGGATTATATTTTAATAAAAAATCATAGTTACTCATAATTAACAGGAAGAAATATTAACATTTTTAATCAACTGAACTTGTAATTGATTGAATGAAAAAGAAGCTGAACACGAAATTTCGCCCGGTTCTTGATAAGAAAAATCAAATTCGCTTAAACCAGTTATAAAAGCTTGGGTATAAGTGAATGACATTAACTTGTTATTAAATTCATCTAAAGTATAAATTGTAAAATTTGAAGTAAAATCTGACATAGGATTTGAAACATATCCGCTATTAACCTGTGTCAATTGAGAACTACTTGTATCATTATCATTGAATAAATTTAACCAATTCCATAATATCCAATAATTTTGATAGCCATTATCTAATAAAAATTTAACATTAAAAGGCCCATAAGTAGGTCGGCTTAAACTGGAGGCATGGTATACTTGACCACCAAAAGGAATTTCTTTTGAAGGAACTGATATTTTAGGAACAGGAGATCCAACTATTGTAAATTCGATAGGATCTGCACTGTAGCTAGTTTGTAAAATAGGATCTTCTATATTTTTAAGAGCATTAGGAATGTCTAAAACAAATAAAAATTTGTCTTTCCTTGCTCTGTTTAATACTGCTTGGTTCATTGTGCTCATATTTAGAATAAAATTGTAGGATTATAAAATGTGTCCATAGAAGACTTACCTAAATTATCGTGTTCAATCGGAGGTTTCATACGATCTTCTTCCATAGAAAGCAGCCACATTCTAAGTCCTTCTCTATCTTCCGAATACATATCAAATCCCTGCATCTCATCATGCCCTCCTATATGAGTATAAGGTACTACTCCAGCAGTTCTTTTAGCAATTGTAGAAGCCCCACCACCAATTAAAAGAGGACTTGCTTTAATTAAATCCGAATTATCAGAAAAAGGAAGTATTTTTGTCGGTCTTCCTTGCTCATCCAATTCATTTATAATAAAATACTTTCCAACCAAATTAGGATCTAAAAGAAATAAAGCCCAGATAAGCCCAAAAACTCTATCATCCAGACTTTTATCATTCTTTTTAGTAAAAGTAAAATTAGGCAAACGGATGAAATTACCAATTTCTAATACAGTATCTTTATCATGAAACTTAACCGCCTTTAAACTATCTACCCAATATCTAAAATTTGTTATGCCTTTGTATTTTGTATTTGTATGATTATGAATACCCAATCTACTTTCATTATTATAATGTTTACTCATTCCCTCAAAAGTATATGTAACTATATTTTCATAGTTATGAGTACGAGCCAGAACATTTAAAACTTCCAAACCGTTATTGTTATTCTCAATAAGAATAGGAGGTCTGCCCCAATCATTGAGTATTCCCAATAATCTTGTTCCAAAATGATATGGGTTTATAGAATTACTGGCAAAAACGGCAACCTGTTCTATGTTTTGAAGATTAGATACATCAAGAATTTGAGCAATTGTATTACTTCTTCCTATACCTTCACCAACGTCAACTCCTATTACATAAAAGCTTTGTGGATTTGGTAGCTTATATATTTTATAAGCACCATCATCATTAACTAATATGGGGTCAATACAATTTAAAAGTAACTCTTTCAGATATTCACTATCAACAACAGTTTTTCCGGGTTCATGAAAAACACAAGCATATTCTTGATCAAAATCTTCTTTTGATCCCATTCTTCTTATTTCTTTTTCTTTCCATTCTTCGTTTCTACCCGGAACATCCCACCAGTTTACGACTTCTAAGTTCCATTCACTATTTTCTTTCTGGCTTTCTTCATACAACTCATGGAATTTATTACCAACTCCGTTTGGAGTACTAATAACAACCACTTGAGATTTCTTCATGGAAGAAATAATAGGAAGGGCAGACTTCCATAACTCTTTCATAAGATCATCTGGACAGTGAGCCATCTCGTCGATGATCAAAAGATTACTTGTAGTACCACGAGGACCACTCGATGATGTTGTACTGATTGTTATGGATGAATCATTACCAAGATTAAGACCGTCTTTTCTCCAAGATTTAATGTGCGGTTTTAAAAAGACAGGAAGCTGTTCGTATGCCATTTTAATTCTGGCAAAAATTTCTTTCGCTGTTGATTCTTTATTAGCTACGATAGTAACTCTCTTATCCGATTGAAAACACACCAACCAAAGAGCATAGATGGTGATTGTAGTCGTTTTTCCACTCTGACGGCTGGAAAGCACCACATTGAATCTATTCGATTTAAAAGCCTTTAAAAGCTTTTTCTGGTATTTGTACAATTCAATTCTTTGCTTACCATCTTCTGTTATAATAAAAAAGTGCTTTTCAGCAAAATGCAAGACACTTTTGGCACAGAGTTTAACCTCTGCCAACATCTCTTCTGTCCATTTAAAAGTAGCATCTTTGCGAAGAATATTTTCATTTCCTTGATAGAATTTCCCATCTACCAAGATATCTTCATTATCATACTCTTCTATTGATTCGTCTTTGGGTTTTCTAGCCATTACTATCTAATATTTATAAAAAACCCTTAAAAAGTATATTTATTCTGCCAACTGTTGATTTAAATTAGAAATAACAGTAGAAACATAATTAGATTTTAAAAGTTTTAGAGTAGTTCCGAAAGATGGTTTTATAACAGGATTTTGTATTTTGTTATAGGCACATACTAACCACCAAAGATCCATAGTATTATAATATCGATAAGAAATTGAAGCCCAAGTATCATTGAATTGGACAATATAATTATCTTCTACATTTGAATTAGAAGCAGGAAATAAATTCACAGAACATAACAGATTATAAAATTTAAACCCATTATCATCCGTATAGATATTAAAAAAATTTTCATATCTATAACCCGAAATTACTGGTAAATCTGGAAAATTGTCTTGTTTCATATATTATTACTGGGGTAAACGGTTTTGTGGAAGATTTTTTGGCAAATTAACACCAAAATTAAATTCTGTCCCAGCTATGGGAGTAGCTGTTGTATTATTAGTAGTATTATTTTGCCCTGTTGTAGGATTAATTACACTAATTTTTTGACCGCCTAAAGAACCCCACATAATATTAGCAGATTGAGGAACCATTTCTTCAAACGTAATACTAACTTTATATGCTTCCGGTATTAAAATTCCATTTGAAGGACCAGCACTTGCTACGGAAGAAGTATTAGTTTGAGAATTTACTAAATACTGATAATTAGAAGCATCTACTGCATATTGTCCGGTATTCATAAATCTTGTAGTTCCTATTGATTTTACATCAAATCTTTTAACAAAAGCTGCTGGCATATAAATTCCGCCTTGACCGGGAGATTCTATTACATAAATTTTAGGAGGTAAAAAAGTAGCAAAAGAACTTCTAGTTTTTAAATTTTGTAATCCAAAAAGATTCACAAAATCAAAATTTCTACGAGCATCTGCTTCTGTAAAAGTATTATATAGAGGGAAACTTATTTCTATATGTTTTGGTGCTGTACTTGAATAAGTTACAATATCTTCAAGACCAAAACCAGATCCAACCAGTTCATTTCCAGCAAATTTTCCTATCGTGTTTACTATATCTCTAGCACCTTGCTCAACCCCTTCTCCAAAAAACCCAGCACCTGTTTTTATAGCACCACCGACAACATCACCTGCCGTACTTGCTATATTATTTCTTTTCCAATTATTAATAGTATGTCCTTTTATACTATCTCCATCTTTTATTAAGTGCGGAAAAACATATCTAAAACCGGTAGGTGTAGCTGAATATATTTGTGAATATGGATCATTAGGATCAGCATTTTTTGCAATGTTGTTCGCAAAAGTTTTACCAGCGTTACGAGCATCAGTTGCAAAAGTTTGAGCAGCTGAGTTTAAAGTACCAGTTAAATTTTGTATAACTTGACCAAAATTTAATTGTAATTCCTGTAATAAAAGGTAAGGGACTTCGTCATTTTGTCCTCCTGTTGTCCATTTAAAATCGTTTAATATGTTTATAATACCACCACCAGCAGCTGGATTTACTGTAAAATTTACATAATTTAATCCATTACCAGCCGATTCAACCTTTGATTGTACTGTATATAAATTTGCCATAAAATTTTATTAATATAATACTCTTATATCTTTTTTATATTCCTTGAGAGGTGTATATCCAGTAGAAATAATTGTTGTTTGATTTGATGAACTTCCTCCTCCTACTATATTTACATTTCCCTTACTGGCTCCATCACTTTTAATAGCATCTATTATACCTTGTAAAAGATTTTCCGTATTATTATTTTGTTGCTGTCCTAAAACAGTAGGAGGTACTTCTACCGTGCTTTGTATTGTAGATGGTTGTTTTAAAACTGATGGTGTTGGTATAGGTGAAGCCGAAGAAGTTGGTGTTTGGGCAGCACTAGGAATAGATACAGCAGTAGGAACTGGGGTAGAAGTTGACGTAGGCTTGGGCGTAGCAGTTGGAACTGGAGTAGGAACTGGAGTAGAAACGGGCGTGGGCGTAGGCTTGGGCGTAGCAGTTGGAACTGGTGTAGGAAAAATATTAGGTTTAGGAGTCGATGACGGAGCAGGAGTAGCGGTCGGCGTAGGAGCAGCAAAGAGTCCTTCCGGAGAAGTTTCTTTCGGAGATGCATAATTACTTAAATCTAAAGTTACTTCTGGAGGAGCAGTTTCTGGAGAAATGGAAGCATTTGCAGATAAATCTATTTTAGGAGAAGGAGGTTCGTTATCTTTATCTACCAAATACCAATTCCCCTTTTCGTCTTGGTGAATTTGTCTACCTGTGGTTGCGTATTTAATTGCTTGTTCTTGAGTTAATTTATCCGCATTTTTTGGAATGTCCAAACTTCCATCTGCATTTATTGTTATTCCCTTTTTATCTCTACCTTCCCCTTTTTGTTTTCCTAAAAAGTTTTTATGACGTTCAGCTATTAAGGTATCCAAATACCAATTTAAAGGAATTGTAGCAAGACCTGCTTCTGGACCAAGCAACCATAAAGCTTGATCCGCTGCTTCTAAACCTTTTAATGCAGCATTTCCGTAATCTCCTTGTAATGCATAAACTCCAGCATTCGCCGTGTCCCATGCTGCACTTATTTGAGGCACTCTTTCCGTTAATGCGCTGAGTATAGGACTTGCTTCACTTACCGCTTTTGTTCCTTCCACAGTTTCGGAAAGAAATTTAGCCACACCTTCTCCTGTTTGTGGTATATCACCAGATGCCTTTAATGCTAAATTTGCAGTAGTATCTATAGTTTCACCAGTACCTTCTGCAAATCCTTTTAATGTTTCTTTATTCTGTTTACCAATTTCTATTCCTTCGTTTTTTAATAAATCCCATTTTGAGAGGGGAACATCAGAATAAGGAGTTCTGCCATACATACTCATCATTCTATTCATTCTTTCTTGTTGTGCTAAATCTGCTATATAAGCATCACTCGCTTTTAAGGTTTCAAATGCTTTGCCGCTATCTTTAAATTTTTTGACACCAGAACCTAATATACTAGCATATTTGATAGCATCTTTAGAATAGATACCTCCAATCGTAGGTTCGTTTTCACTAATTTTATTGCTTAAATCTGTAGTATATCCCAATCTATCAGAAACCGCTGTAGCCCCTTCCAATCCTAAAATAGAACCACCGACAAAATTACCTAGAGCAGGGCTTTTTAATATAGAAAAAGCTGCTATTCCTTCTGCACCTAATTTTGTATTATTTATAAAATCTGGATGCTGATCAAAAATAGCAGTCATGGGATCTGGTCTACTATCACTCGTTTGTGATAATTTTTCCAAATCTTTCTGTTGATTTTCAGACAATGCCATAAGAATACTTAATCCTTATGGATGGTTTTAATTTAATTTACCAAAAAAAGTAAACCATCTATCTCAATTTTTTTTGACAGATTTTCGTATTTTACGGTATAAATTTTTTCTAATGTAGTTTTTATCTTAAAAATTTCTTCAAAAATATTTTGGACTAATGTTGCTGGTAATTTTCCAACAACTTCAATTTTTTGTGCAATATCTAAATTATTGTAGTTAAACAAGTTACCATTAATTTTTATTTCTTTTATATATTTTGCTAATTCGCTTATAAAAGTGATAGCTAAAACGTCTTTTACGTTTTCTATTTTATTTTCATTCTTTATACTATTAAAAACATAAAAATCAAAATCTGATTCATTTTTAAAAAGAGGAATAGATATTTCAGCTTCTACACTTACTGAATTTTTTTCATAATTGAATATTTTATTTTC